TATTTTCTCAGGCTTAAACTTCCTTGCTAAATGATCTATGCTCCCTAAAAAACCAATTATCCCACCACAAAGCTGACCATTTAAACTCTTAGAAGGATTAGCAGCAAAATGCCGCATAAAAACATTCAACCCGTCTATGTAGATAATTGGCTTTTCATTCATCTACTTCAACATCTCAAATGCATCTTTATGTGTATCCATTACTTGTCTTGCAACTTCTTGCACTTCTGAATAACTCTCAGGATTAATAGCAGGATCTTCTGACTGATTCTTTCTAATCATTGCTTTCTCTAAGAGCATTTCAACATATTGACTGTATTCTGGATGATTGATAATTTCACGAAAGTCTGCTTTGTAAAACTTCTTTTCAATAATTTGTTCTCCATCATTATTGTAAACTTCTAAATGTTTCCATGCTCCATTTCCTCCGATTTCAATAGTATAACCATCAATTTCTTCTGAACCATGTTTTCTTAACAGGTCAAACATTTGCTCGTGCTCTCTGATTCCTTTACCAAAGTGTATTTCAAAATTGCAAGTTCTAAAAGGCGCTGAGACTTTATTTTTTATGGTTTTAGCTGAAACGTTTATACCAATCGGCTCTTTATCTTTATTCACAATTTGCGAACCGGCGCCGAGCTTTATCCTTACAGAACTGTGAAAGGGTATTGACATCATATTACTCCTCTACTTTCATAGAGGTATGGACTATATCTTCAAAAATCTTTTTATGTGAAATATTTTTTAAATCACTTGACCAATATCTTAAAACACTATAACCTTCATTCAAAATATCTTGTGTTTTTGTTTTATCATATTCCCATATTTTTTTTGCTGTTTTCTTTGACGGACCAATAATGTCATTTGCTTTATACTTTTTAGGATTAGCATGCCAATAATCACCATCAATCTCAACAATTAAATTATACGCTGGGATGTAAAAATCGCACTTATATCTTTTAACAGGTTTTTGTTTTTCATACTCAATATTGTTCATGTCAAGTATTAAAGCAAACAATCTTTCAGGCTTAGTATCTTTAGAGCTATTTGGAAGCTTATTTTTTTTAATCCAGCTTTCCATTTTTCTATCTGCAACTTCTTTACCAAATAGAATAGTCCATCTTTCATAATTTGACTTTTTCATCCAGTTTGTAGGTTGTCGCTTTCTAGCGTTCACATATTCTTCAGGATTTTTTTTATAAATTTTAGTCATTAATTCAGATTGTCTTTTTTTGTATTCTTTAGTACTGGTTGCTTTTTTAACTCTATTTTTCCTTTTAGTCTTAATCTCTTCTGAAGCGTATACTTTTTCTGTCATCTTTCGACAATTCTCTTTGTTTTCATTTGAATGACGCCAAGCGTTAAATCTATCAAAGTTTCCAAGAATTGCATTAGGATATTTCATTTTATATTCTTCAGTTGTTATTTCATGACGCCTTAGATGAGAATTTGTTATTGCTTTAAATTCTTTGCCACATATTTCACATTTAAACTTTTGTCCCGCGCTCATAGGTACTTTCTCCTTTTTATACTATATATTATGCAACGGCAAAGTCATACATAATTTCAATAAAAAGATTAGTCATACTAGTCTCTGAACCTTTAACCTGTCACCAGGAGACTTGGCTGCGAATTACCCAATCCTATATCTTTTTGAACATTCACGCTCGCAATTACTTGCCACGTTGTAGTGTTATAGGCTCTAAGGGCGTTCTCGCAATTCACGGGATGAATTTGCATTTTAGACTCTTACAAGGGAGGCAATCATTTCACCACCCGGAGTTGTATTGTGATTAACTTCATTACCTGCAAGATAACATTCGACATCAGGAACAGAAACGTCAACAACTTGCATTCGTTGTTCAACTTTGATTGCATCTTTTCTGTCTTTTGACTTAATCCACTCATTGTTAACAAGCGTCTTATGCACTGATGTTGTTTTAAGTCCTGATGGTAGCATATAATGTGTGTCGACAGCATTTTTAACAACAAAATTTGTCATGTCTTTATACCCATTTGGTGTATTAATTTTAATACCTAAATCTGATAGGTCGTACTCACATGGCGTTTCAAAGTCATCAATATTTAGCTGACTTGCGAGGTTTCTTAACGTTGTTTTAATTTTCATATTCTTCCTTTTTATTTAAAATTTTTATTAAAGTATTTTTTATTAAACATAGAGCTTTCATCAAACTCGACTTCTATTTCTGTATCTAAGTCTACACACGTAGGATCACCATACATAGTATTGTGAGAAAGTATACCATTTGAATAATAACTGTGTGTATCCTCTACTTCAATATCAGCTATTTCCATAGTATCTTCATTAAGCGCAACCCTACAAATGATTTCCTTATCTTGACTTTTAGCTACAAAACTATCAAAATTAGTTAATTCTATAGCTTCAATCCAAGCAAAATCGCATGTTTGATTGAGCTTTACCCAAAACTTATGCAAAGGTGATGTTTGAACTATTACTTCGTTAGTTTCTATATTAATTAGTTCATATGTTTTAGTTGATTCTTTTCTTACAATATGTTTAATATCTTTCCAGCAATTTTGTTTTTTATTAAAGTCATATGACTCTATTTCCCACCCGTTTACTCCAATTGGAACATTAAGCGGCATATTGTTAAAATCATATCCCATTTCTAAAAATAGATTACGTAATGTTAGTTGCATTTTTAATTTGTTCTCCTAATTTATTGAAAAATTCTTCATTGTTTTCGTTTATGTCTTTTTCCCAAACGTATATTAATTTATAGTTTTTATTTTTGGCATATTTCCTTTTCATATAGTCACGTCTTCTTGAATATTTTTGCCATTCATTTATCGGACCGTCTTTATACACTCTAGGATTGCAATGCCAATAATCTCCTTGCACTTCTAAGAGAATATTTGAATTTTTTATCATAAAATCAAATTCCCATTTAGAATTAATCTCTAAGCGTGACCATTGTTCGTATTGGATATTAATTTTATCAAGCAATTTTCTTACAAATGCTTCAGTTTTAGGCTCTTTCCCAGTTGATGAAATTACTGGTCTTATTCTAACATATTCAATATTTAATTTATTTAAAATGTTTTCAGTTTGTTTGAAACCTCTGCCTATTATGTTTGCAATATCCTTAAAATGAATTTTTTGAGAAGCTAAATCAATGATTTTTTCTGTTTCTATCATTCTTAAGTCTGAAGGTAGAAATTTAATTGTTTCAACTTTACAAATTTCTTCTTTAATTCTCGTATAAGACCTTGGCCCAATTCCAACTATTTCTCTTATTTCTTTATCTACAACATATTTTTTACTCCATAATTCTTGAAGTTTATCTAATTGTTCTTTTGTTGCTTTGTATTTATTAACATCACTAATTTTTTTTGCTTTTTCTTGTGTGCAAGGCTTAGAATTTCCTAGGGCAATTTTTGTTTTTGTCGAATTAGAGTGCTTCTTGCCAATACGATTGTTTCTAGCTTTTCCTGTGAGAGGTTTTCCTTTTCTGTAACTGTTGTCACATTTTACATTGCAAAATTTATTTTTTTTATACGAAAGTTTCTTAGGTATAAACTTTTCACAATATAAACACTTTTTTTCCGGCAAACTTTCTCTTTCACAAGACATACAAATTCCTCTTGGACTTTGAGCTTCTCTAGTAATATTACAAACTTTACATGTATATTTTATTCTTTTTTGACTCATGTTACCTCCTGTATATTACTATGTATATCTTAAGTGTCTAAACTAGGTTTGTAAAACTTGCTTTTTTCTGACATTGACAATAGTATCTGGGTGAACACAGCCTATCTTTATGCGAATCTGATTTAAGCAGACCATCAAAACTTTTTCATTCGCTATTACGCCTGTAATTTTACGCATACCTTTAGAGATAGCTCGTGCTTGAAGTCCAATGCTCTCTTTATCATAGTCACCTGTTAGCTCTGCTTTAGGCGAAGTAGCAGCTACTGAGTCCCAAATAATAGTCACAGGAACATCTTTATCCATAGCTTTTGCTTTAATAATAGTACTTTCAGCAATGGATAATACTTCTTCTGTGCAATGTGTATCAACATATACAAATCTCTTTGTTATATCAACACCCAGCATTTTAAGATTTTCTACAGATGTTGCATTCTCTGTGTCAATATAGACTACGATTCCGCCCATTTCTTGCGTTGACTTAGCAATCTGTGTAGCAATATGAGACTTTCCAATAGAAGGTGGTCCAAAGATTTCAACAATACGACCCTCAGGTAAACCACCATTTCTCCTATTCGAAATTATATAATCTAATTGCTTAGACCCCGTGCTTATCCATCTACTTACGTGAGTTGGTGACTCATCTGTGCTTAGATTATAAGCGACTCTTGTTCCTCTTTCTTTGTTGAGAGACTTAATAAGATCTGCTGTAAAGTCGTTTAACTGGACTTCTTCTTGCTTGTCTTCTTTTTTGGCTTTTTTAGCTTTTGCCATTTTATTTCCTTTTTAAGATTTATACTTTTATTATAATATATGCTTTCAATTTATACAAAAAAACCAGCGAAAGGCTGGCTTTAATGTTAGTAATTAATAATATATTACAGTGAGTCTAAATCAGCGAATGCATCATCTAGGCTTTTATATTTACCATTGATTGCGTCAGGAGAGTTTTCGTCTTTTTGAGATCCGCCTCTAACAGTTTCTTGTTTAGCTGAATCGTCGTCATCACCATTAAGCCACTCGTTAATAATACCTTCAAGCTCTTCGTAAGATTTAAGTTCAAAAATATCATTAACATCAGGAATATTATCAAGCCATTGCTTTGACTTTGCTGAATCTTCTGATAGTGTTGTGTCCTTTCCACGAGGTCTTACATCTGTTGTTGCCCACTGTTGTCCTGGGTTCTTTTGACAACTAATTCTTACATCTCTTCCTTCAAGAGGGTCTGTAATATCGCCGTAATCTTCATCGAGCATATAGTTAAGAAGTGATTGATAGACTGTTTTGCCAAATGCCCATAATCTAACACCTTTTTCTTCTTCACCTCTAACAATAACTGGAGCATAACATCTCATCTTTGGGTATAGCTTTTTTGCTAATTCATAAGATTCTTTAGTTCCTTCATCACGCAGTTTCGTAATAAGTTCTTGAATTGGATCAGGCTTGCCGAATTGATAAGGTGAAAGAAGTCCTCGATTAGTACCGATGTTGTAATAAAACATTAGTTCTTTGAATGGTTGACCGTCATTGTCGGGGTATGCCATAAGTCGAACAGTTGTCTCAGACCCTTCTTCTGGTCGCCACATAACGTTTTTCTTAGAATTCTGACCGCTTAGTTGTCCAAGTTTCTTGCGAATTGCTGCTAGGTCGATAGCCATATTTTTCAATACCTTTCATAGTATTTGTTTAAATTTTTAATTGGTTATTTTTAATTTTTTAATTTTGTTTTTGTTACCAATTGTGATAACATTATATTCTATTTAATTTATATTTACACATTTAGATTAAATTATTTTGTCCAATAAAGCTTTCTAGCGCTTCAGACTCTGCACAGTTAAATTGTTCTGTTCCTTGTGAAACAAACAATTGTTTGCTAAATAATCTAACTGCAGCTTCAATGTCTGTACTATTTTGGTTTTGTAGGCCACTTAGTAATAAGCTACAAAAAGATTTAAATTTTCTTGGACTAAAAAAAGCATCTAAATTTACCTCTTGAGGAACAATTCCTATAGAGGCTCTTACTTGTCTAGGATTTTTATCTAAATCAAATCCCCACACATTTACATGGCCCGACGTTTTGATTACTGTACCTCCTAGAATACTTAAGAATGTTGTTTTTCCCGCTCCATTAGGACCTAGCAGACCAAATACCTCTCCTTGTTTAACTTCAAAGGTTAAATTCGTAAGTGCTTTGTTTTCTTTTTTTGTTTTAGAATTTAAATAAATTTTGTTGAGATTTTCAACAGTTAAAGCATTTTTAGACATAGTTTTTTTAATCCTGGGAAAGGATTCAATGTAATATATATATATGAG